ATCTTTTCCTGATAAGGATAGAGTTTAAAGTTCACAAGACCTTTGTCAAGGGAGATGATCTTACAATAGGTCCGAGCAAAATACGCTGGATCTTGCATACACTTTATATATTCTTGGATAGTCTCTTCTGACCAACCTTGGATAACACCATCACGCTTTACGTTGTTATTACCAAGATATCCATCTTTTTCATTCTTTGTCATTCAATCTCGGTGTAATATCAATCACATTATCTGGTTTTTTCATTTGACCTTGTAGCATTCGCTGTAGATCTGTAGTAGAACCTACGAAAAGATTATTCGTAGTATTGCCTACCTGTTTTGCTGATTCTTCTTTTGCATGAACTTCTTTATGTTTCTTATTCAGATCCATAAGCTTATCATTCACATCAGCCACATTTTTAATTAGTCCTGACAGAACTTCGAACGCTCGCGGGTGCTCGCTCTCGCGGGCGACTTGGATCATATCCTCAAGAGCATTTCTACCCTTCTCGATTAGATCGTATAAGGTGCCTCTTGAATATTCAAAATCACTTTTTATTCTGTCTGAGTCAATCATATTATGGTATCAACGTTGTTATGGTTTCGGTAAATCCGTAATCGCTATCGACGGATACATTTAATGGGTTTGGTTCAACTGTGATTGTCGAAACTTTATAATCAGAATCTGCCATAAAATAAATCTCGCCGTTAACTTCTCGAATAATCTTAGCCTCATCAAACCCTTGATAGAAGTTAATATGCATTTGGAAATCTAATTGATAAACGATTGCTCTTCTATCACCCAACCCGCCTTCATAATCATCACTATAAGAAATACCATTTAATATAATCGGAACGTCTTCTTTCATTTCAGGATGATCTGAAAATGGTTTAATAGTTAAATTGTATTGAGGACTAAAATAAGGTAAAATCTGTTCTACAATTTGTAAGGCATCATCTTGGGTTTTAGTATAAATGTTTAACTGCATATCAATTAAATAAGGAACATAATTATATATCTTTTTACTTACTGTAACACTATCACCAACTTTATTTCTATGACCCATCTTATTCAGCTGTCTAGCAGCATCGTATTGATATCCAATTATTTCAAAAGACATCCTTGGTAGTTTTAAAGCTACCTTACTATCTGTACGAAGATCTGGATTTTCTCTTAATCTATCAAGGTAATCTCTTTTAGGTGCATATGATAAAGGGACCTTCATAGTGTTTAGTACTTTATTATTTGATCCTCTTCTCAGAATATAGATGTTATTAAACATCGAACCAAACATGGCAACGCTTTTACGAATACGTTCGTGGTAGAAATAAGTACCAAACATTATCTAGGGTCTCCGAATGGGTTATCTTCTGTAAAATCTAAGAAATCTAGATTGTTTGTTCCAAAGTCTTCATTCTGTTCGTTTTCAGAAAGCTGATTTACTTCTGCCACAGATGTGATTCTTCCAGCAGCAAGAGAAGTAAGACCATATATTGCGCCATTTACTAGACTATGGAATTTACCATCATCACCACCAACTCCAACGACTTCCAGTTTATAATCCGAATCATTCCAGTTAACTACTTCACCTGTAATGATTGTTCCATCGCTGAGAGTCTGTCTTACTGTTTCGCCGACTAGGAAGACCGGGTTATCTGGAGAGTCTATTATAGCTGCTGCGTTGGTATAACCACCACCACCGTTGATAATATTAAATCCAGTTATCTTACCTAGATCACTATCAATTACAGATCTAACAATTGCGCCTGATCCAACACTACTTGTAGTAATTGTAATTGGTGGTGCATAGAAGTATCCATCACCAGAATCTAGTAAATTCACCTGAACAATAGCACCGGCGAGTGATATACCCACACCTGCTGTTGCTCCTGATCTGAGAGAAGAAAGTGTAAGAACATATTTGTAATTATAGCGTTCTTCAATTTCATCAATATCACCATGGCCTGTATCCAGACTTTCTCCGCTGTATTCAAAGAGTTCGCAACGCATTTTATAGGTAGGAAGATTACTTAATTGATAGAACGGCTGATCATGTTCTACGTGCATAATCTGGAATAAAGAATTAGATAATGGAAGATAAATTAAATCGCCTTCGCGCGGGCGAACAGAATTAATCTCGTTATCATATCTGCTAACAACAGCATTCCATCTTTTTCGAGAGACAATGAAAGTTGCTTGGTCTCGGATCTGTACACCGAACTTAGTAAATAGATCGCCTTCACCATCAAAGCCTTCAGTATTCTGGATGTACATTTCTATTCTGTATGAGGAGTTAAAACTGGACTGGATGTCATCTCCTAAGATTCTATCTTCTCTAATAATATCTCTGGGAAGATAGTAAATATCCTGACCATACATTTTAAGCGACTCTATGATAATATCCTCATAGAGATTCTGCTCAGATTTTACTTTTTGGCTGAAGTAGATATTCGTTGCCATGGTTTATCCTATAAAGAAGTCCGCAGGCATTTCGAAGTCCATTCGGATCTTTTCTCTTAATCTTTCAAGTTCCACAAGTGAATCATCAAAGATCTGTCTACCATTTAGCATAACACCGCCAGGAAGTTGCATGCCTTCGAATTTAATCAGATTCGATCCCCACTGATTTTTAATCAGTGCAGTAGCATATTCTTTTAACCACATATCGTTCCACACCTTTGTATGTGTTCCCGGTGCTACAGTTTTATATGCCTCGTAAATAATATATTGACCTGCCTTAATATCCTCATCCTTAAAGTCACCGTGGATATAAAGACGATTCATATTTCTAGCATATGTTACTTGGGGGTAACCATTTAGTGTCATATCAAGAAGAGAAAGGTATTGATTTAACTGGTCATAGTATGCTAGATCACCGGCAAAATTCTGAAGATCCGCAATATCATTTAACATCATCTGATACTTAATATCAAAGAAGTTAAAGTTTCCATTGAATGCAGAGGAAACAGTAAAGAGTCTTGTGACGTAAAGAACATCAGAAGACACCTCGATGTATTCCCTACTAACATCGCTGTCACCAACTAGGTGTGATACGTATGTTCTATAGGTAGCATCTGAATGATATTCCTGCCAGTATTGAAGTGCTTCGTCAATACGATCCTCTAATTGATCCGGATCTACGTTAATCTCGATTACAGGACTACCGAGCTTTCTTAGGCAGTAATCAATGAGACCTTGTCTTGTGCTTGGATTTGCCATTTTATAATCCTATTTTCGAGTATTTATATTAGTTTAAAAGTACGCCAGAAGCATTATAGACGTTAATACGGTAGTAAGAACCCTGTTGACCGTCAAGAGTATCAGCATTAAGACCGGAGCTATCTGTATCAACTGTTTTGAGTGCTGTTAAAATTTCAGATGCAGTCATATCAGCTGTTGCACCAGCTTCAATACCAGCTAGCTTACTTGATTCTGTACTTGTAAATCCTTGATAACCTGCAGAATAGGTTAATGCTAACGTGCCGGAAGAAGTAATAGGTCTTCCTGAAATTGCAAATCCGGTAGGCACAGTCATATCAACTGAAGTTACTGTACCAGTGTTTGTAGTATATCCGTTCGGGTTAGTTGCTAGATAAAAAGCAGAAGCATGGTTGCCATCAAGAAGGTCTGCATCTAGGCCTGATGTTGTACCATCAACAGTCTTAATAGCATCTAATAGATTTGTAGCAGTAATATTACCCTTCAGCGAGTTGACACTTAAAACGGCTCTATCAGAATCAATTCTAAAAGTTACACCATTTAATTCTATTCCATACCCTGCTTTATAGATTTGGGCAGAAGAGATCTGAGAAAATGTAATATTTGTAGTACCAAATATAATAGTGCCTTCGGTATTCATAACATATAGTTCACCCGCCCCGGTTGCACCTTCTCTGACGTAGAATGCATCACCTTTACCTAGATTGGTTGAACTACTAGGGGAATATGAGTTTGTATCAGCGGATCTCGTAAGAACCCAATTCGAGGATGCTGTACCAGGATGAGTAACTACATAAACCCCATTCTGTGTTTGATTGGTTTGTTCGTATATTAAAACCCTATCATCACTATCAACAGAAATACCATCTAAAACTAAAGCAGCTTGTGTGCCAGCGTTTGTAAGGGTAGCTCCGTCGCCTGAATCTCCGTTATTGTAGGTTGCATTTAAATTAATTGTACCTTCAACACGAACCGGATCGTGGTAGTGTAAGGCCGCAGATACAACAGTATCAACATAAGATTTATTTGCAGCATCAGTTGCAACTGTTGGTGTTGCAAGGGATGTAATCTTAGCAGAGCCAGCAGAAAGGCCGTTAAAGGTTGGCGTATTACCAGTTCCTACTGCCTGACCAATACTAATAACCCCAGAAGTATATGTTACCCCAGTCCCGGCACTAAACAAACTTTTTATTTGATCAGAATCTACAGAAAGTGTTCTAGACGCGGTTATATTACCGCCACCGTTAAGACCCCAGCCTGCTAGGATAGAAACTGAACTATGATCTATATGTTCGTTAGCTACGAAGTCGTTAAAATTATCATGTTTATATTGACTATAAAGTTCGGACGAGTCAATCGATATATTTCCTGTGGTAATAGCAATGCCTTTACCCCCAGTAAAATGAGCTCTAACTTCTGTAGCACTCGGACCAGTATAAGTGATTACCCCAGTTGAATTATTATAAGATAAGGATCCGTCTCCCCCGGCATCAGTAATAGAAACTGATTTTCTAGAAACTGCTACTGTTCCGGCAGAATCTACAAATTTCTTAATTACATTAGAGGAGTTTTTATAGTATAATCTTCCATCAGCATAGTTAATTGCTAATTCGCCGTAATCTAAATCGCCTGTGGTAGGGCCATTACTCGGTACGGAAGATTTTTTAAGTAATACTTTTGCCATACTAGATCCTTAAAAAAGGTTTAGTTTAAAGTCCGGAATATAAAAATATTCCAGACTGTATATTAGAATGTTCCGCCATCAATAGTGGCAAGAATAACATATCCTGAAGTAACTGTGAATTCATCGGAGTCGAAACTAGCAACACCATTATTGTTCTTGGTTGCTAATTCAGCGGCAAAGGTAATAGTACCAAGACCATCATTGTAGGTAATATCTAGTCCTTCTCCTTCGAGAAGTACTTTATTTACAAGATGATCTTCTAGTACTTCTTTCCAGCTAATTCCACCAAACAGAAGAGAGTTGGAATCTGTAAGGTCAAGAGACTTATTCATATTCCAACGGTTTGTGGATCCGTTGTAGGTAATAGTAGCTGGTACAGCTGGTCCATTAATAGTAATACCAGCCCCATCAGCTTCGCCAGCTGTAGAGGCAGAATCAGCAAGGACGAGGTTCTTATCGTTAATCGAAACCGTAGTGGAGTTAACAGTAGTTGTTATACCATTAACAGTAAGGTTACCACGGATAACAACTTCACCACCATCAGAATCAATCGGGTTAGGATCGATATAAAGTACGCCACTTGATGATGCAATTGTATTATCTAGAATTCTAATATTGTCTACATCAATCTGAGTAAGACCAGCAAGAACAGTTGTGGTTTCACCAAGAGTAAGAGAGGTGTTACCGATTGTAATATCTGCTGATGAAATTACGCCGGCAGAATCATTAAAGTTAGTAGCATTGAAGGTGGCAACCCCCTTTGTACTACCATTCGCCATGGCATTCTGAACGGTGATAGTTACGTTTATCCCTGAAGCAGAAGTTGAAACACCCTGAGATGCATTACCTTCAATCTCAAATGATTCGCCGATTGTAGCAGCAGCTGATCCCGAATCGGAGACTAGCGTGATATCCTTTGCTGCAACTGCGCCAGTAGTTACAGTAAAGTTCGTTGAACTAAAGCTAGCGACACCTTTATTAATATCAGATGCATCTTCGCCTGAGATGGTGATAGTAGCGCCTGATACTGAAGTATTAATACCTTCACCAGCTAGAATAGAAAGGCTTGAGTCTAGTATGTCTACTGAACCGGTAGGACCAGATTCTGCGATTAGATTTAAAGTAGTCGCAACGTTAACTGTGCCTGCCGCAGTAAGTCTACCTTGAGCATCAACAGTAAAAGTTGGTATTGCGGTGCCGGATCCATACGAACCTGGGGTTACAGTTGTGTTATCTAGTCTAGTAGTAATTGTATTTGCAGAAACGGTTGTAGAAAGTCCGGTGCCACCAGTGAAAGTTATGGTCTCTTGACCTTGAATCCCATCAGTAGTTCCACTGTCAGCAGCAATAGAGAAGACTTGTGATCCTCCCGAAAACTGATCGTCGACATATTTCTTGGTAGCAGCATCTTGTGGACCAGCTGGATCAACAACGTTAATAATCTTTGAAGTACTAACATCAACGGAACCAGATCCATTCGGATCCAAGACGACGTTACCATTCGTATCAGTGGAACTAATCGTATTACCATTGATATCGATATTATCGACTTTTAAGTTATCAAGTTTGCTGCTTGCGTCAACAATAAGTGCGCTGGACGCGGTAAGCGTACCAGCAACGTGATCGAGCATATTGGTAAAATATTCACCGCCAACAACTACGACTGTTGTTGCGTTACCTGAACCATCATCACCTTTACCAAAGAATAGTCTGTCACCACCGTTTGCTTGGGTGCCTGTTCCCATTGCATAGGCGATTTCGGCCGTCTTCAGTGAACCTGGTGCCGAAGTGCCCGTAGATCTTTTAATTCTAATTACGGCCATTTAGAAATTGCCTCCGTTGAAGTTTGTATTTACATTATCAATGTTTACAGTGGCTTCAAAATTTTCCGTTGTGGAATTATAAACTAACATCGCACCGTCGGACAGGTTTGTTACATCTACACTTCCTATAGTTTTAATATCAAAAGCACCTGCAGTTACTCTTCTTATAGGAGTACCAACAGTAACCTTTTTTACTATAGTATTCGGACCAGTTATGATAGTTTTTACTATCGTATTTGATCCAGTAACAACCCTAATTGCCATTTTTACCTCGTAACAGAAGGAGTTACTTGGATATTACCTTCAAGAATTCTTTCTACGATAGTATTACTGTCACTATCGACAAATGAGATTTCTACATCATAAACGTATCTTCCAGCATTTAACGAATTTGTTTGAGTGTTTGTTAATGCTAAAACTATGACACCACCAGATGCATCAGTTACACTAGAAGTAAACGTAGTGGTGTCTGCAGAATCACTATTATAGGTTTTCTTCATCTTTGCCGCAACGGTATGATTAGTCAGGTCCTTTATAGAACCATTTTTATTTACGACCTCGAGCTGGATTGCTACATCAGCACCCTGATCAATCTCTAAATCCTCGTGTTGCGACATAAAGAAAATCTCCGTATTTCTTACCTTTATTTATAATAAAAAACTTTTAACTATTTGTGGTAATTAGAAAAGAATTCGTATACTTGGTCCAATATTCCCGCTTCAGAACATCCGTTTAGAATACAAATGGGAAGATGAGGTATATAATAACCGGTACAAGATCCTCTTCTTCCAATATTGTCTTTGGTCTCAAATCTTTTCTTAGTTTCATATTTCTTATGAGGATCGCCCATATCTTTTACAACCTGAGGTACTCGAATAAACGAATAGAAATCTTTCATCGGAATAAAAAAATCTAACTCTTCCTTATGAATTTGCCAAAGATATCTACAAACCCCTTCATACTGTATAATATTATAGTCAGGGTTTATCAGAAACCTTTCCCTAATATAATCGGTTTTAGAAGGGATAAAAAGCATTATAGAAGAGTTAACTCCGGTTGACCATTTTAAGGAATCGGTTCCTCTTAATTCACCGGAGTAACTTATCTTTATATTTTTCTCAGGACGATTAAAGAGGTGATCAATATTATTTTGTATAATAGTATCGAGGTCAAAGTAAAGAGTAGGTACATTATCAATATAAAGTGATGAATCAAATATACAGAACTTGTACCAGAAACTTTCAAGATTTAAATCTAAATCTAAATCTCTTACTATAATATCAGGATGTAATTCAGATACATTATCGGTTAAACAATAAAATAAAAATGGTAAGGAAGTATTTCTCCTTACCATTTCATATAATCTATTCACATGAGAAGCATTATACTTTGTGCCGTACTTAACACAAACTATATTAACCATATCTAACCCACCCAAAGTACGCTTATTTATTATACCGGAATAAAAAGATTTGTAAATCCCTTAAATAGGATTTTCGATATCCTCGATGATATTTTCCCACATAGCTTCTTCTCTTCCCCAGACATATGCAACACTGATGCGGAGACAGTCAGTTGATGCAGCATGATAGCAAAGTTTATCAGACTCATCATAGGATCCGAAATAAGTCATTTTACACTGCCAACCGGAGTGGTCGGGAACGCGTACTCTTTCCTTCTTATCTAGATCCCAATAATCAAACCAACCATCGCCATTTTCTGACCAAGAAAAGATAACGTTATAACCTGCAGCGTTTGCATTATTATGCCAGCTAATCCACCCGCCAGGTGGGTAAACTGTAATCAAAGTATTCCTTTTTGCAGATAGCTCTGTCATTAGTTCATTATTTAATTTTGTAGAGGCTTTACGATAATCCTCATAGGATTCTTTATAACCGCCATTACCAGCTGGCATTAATCCATGATAGGAACGCATACTCTCTGGGTATCCTTCATGTGCTCTCCCCCGAGACATAATTCTTCCCATATAATCATCTGCTAACCAACGATCCCGAGTATGATCTTTAGCATTTAAATCTAGCTCTTTATCGAGCAATCCCTTTGATCTTTTGTCTAAGACAAAATCCTTAAACTCATTCAAAGATTTTAAAACATTCTTATTGTTAATTTCTACGTCACGTACTTCGAACATTAATATACTGCGTCCTTCTTCATAGATGCTGAATGATGTATAACGATGGGCTGTTTATCAACTAGATTATGTTTTCCAGTAACCGGATCAATCCTAAAACTAGTAAACCAGTTCCATCTGTAATTGTCTTTAAATCTTCCAATCTTTAGATCTTTATATTTACTTTCTTTATTTGTCAGCCACCAAAGGGTAAACTGATCCCATCTTAACATAGTTCTAGGTGTACCCTTTGGCCACCATATCTCATCAGTTTTTTCATGATTCCAAGATCTTTCTTGGACTTGAAATTTTATCCACCAATCTTGCATAAATTCTTTTACAAGTGGATTCTTGTTATTATAGAGACAAACCCCACCACATAATATTAAGTCGATCTTATCCCCAGTGCTTTGAATTGTTCCTTCAACTTCTACAAATGAGCCTTGAGCGCGTTTATCCTTTGTTAGTTCAACAAAGACTAGATCGTTGTCTTCTAGTTGTTCCCAGATAGTGACGATATCTTCATGCTCGACTTCACAATCTGCATCCATATAGAATGTGATATCGAAAGGAGAATTTGCCATGCCGTAGAGTTTTGCTCTAATGTGATCATCACAATAAAATAATTGAATATTAGGATGATCTTTACAACGATGATCTACGAATCTTTCCTCTGTAAAAAGAGCAAATTGAGCATCCGGATAATAATCTAGAATTGATTCGATAAGATTAATTGCTGAATAGTAGAATGCAATCTTTTTTGAAGCTACGATTACAAACCCTTTACTCGGCGGCTTGACTAGCTGACTCTGCATTTTCTAATTCTTCTTTCATTAACATAGTGGTCCAAGCGATCAATTCAAACTGGTTCTTGGATTTTCTAATCTTGGCTTTCAGTTTTCTATTTGTAGAGTTTTTTATCTCTTCAATCTCAAAAACTTCAAGCTTAGAATTGAAAAGCTGCTCTAACTTCTGAGCTTGCTTTCTCTCTTCATCAGCTTTTTTATTTGCTTCATGTCTCTTCTTATGACGCTCTTCTCGCTCACGAGTATTTTCGTCAATCTTCTCCAATGGATTCTGTCGAAGAATTTCTTCAAAGTCGGGATTAACCGTACCGGTTGCAGTATACTTACTAACTGTTGCAGTTGAAGAAGTTTCTTTTCCATCCTCATGAAGAATCACTAGCTTTGCTGTAATTCGATCCTTTTGGTAATTTTCCCAAAAAGGATGTCTCCATTCTTTTTTCATAATAACCTCACGCTATTCTTACGTATAATGTATATATCTCTACTGTTTGGGAGCTGGATTGGATCGTTGAAGCGACATAGTTACCTATAAAGTTACCAGTATAATCCCCGATAAAGTTACCGACATAGTCCCCGGTATAATCTCCAGTGTAATCAGCAATATAGTCTCCAGTGTAATCCGCTGTATAATCAGCTGTGTAGTTACCAGTGAATTCGCCAGTATACTCGCCTTCGTAGTTACCAATGAAATTACCAAGATAATCAGCGGTATACTCTCCAACAAAATTACCGAGATAATCAGCAGTATAGGCTCCGATATAATCTCCGATATAGTCAGCAGCATAGTTACCTATAAAGTTTCCTAAATAGTCCGCTGTATAATTACCTATATAATCGCCGAGATAATCAGCTATGTAATTTCCTATATAGTCTGCTGTATAATCACCCGTATATTCGCCTACGTACCCGCCTGCGAAAGTAGATTCTCTTGTTCTAGTAAAATTATTTGTAGAAGTTATAGTAAAATCTGTAGTAGAAGTTCTATTATAAACCCCTGAGAAATTTACGGTAGAAGTAGTAGTAAAATCCACATTCGATGTTCTACTATAATTCACTTCAGAGTTACGAGTAAAGTTTGTCTGCGTATCTCTAGTATAGTTTACCTCTGAATTTCTAGTACTATTAATAGTAAAGTCTGCGGTGGAAATTCTAGTAAATGGAGAAGTACTATCTCTAGTATAGTTTACCTCTGAATT